GGTTACGGTCTACCAGAGCAGCGTCTGGAGGTAATGAATTATACGGGCACCACGATTGCAGAAGATGATCCTTTCGTGGGAGTGGCGTCTTGCACATGAAACCGGATGGGCTGGTGGAAGTGTAGTGGGAACAGGCGCAGTTCCGTGTGTGTAACCCGGCTGGGGGAAAAGAGAGATGATTGGCTGCATGGCAGCCAGTTGTCCTCTGATATAAACGCTTTCGCTCCAAAGAAGAAACAACAAAATAAAAATACAGGGCTTGGTGGGGACGTGAGCGTTTATATGGGAGGATAACATAGCCGGCAGATTTTCCCTATGGAACAATAACAGTTTTTTTGAATTGGAGGTCATTTATGATGAGTTACGAGGAAAAAACGATTACAAAGGGTATTCTCTTTATGAGCAGCATGAAGTGTCAGGAGAATGTGGAGCAGATGGTAATGCAGATAAAAGTGCAGTGTGCCAAAAGAAACATTCTCGTGGAAGATGTGGCAGTGGAGCATAACCGGATTGGGGACATGGATTTGGACAGGCCGGTGGTAAAGTCTGTCGTCAACGCCATTGTGAACAGGGGCTATGAGGTTCTGGTGCTACGAAACCAGTATGATGTGACAGAGGATGATTCCGACTGGGAGAAATTCGTGGGCGATATGGCAGATATGGATGTGCAGGTGTATCTGGCAGATGTGGGTGAGTTTGTCGGTAACGCCTATGAACAATGATAAGAAATACAAGATTATCCCTTACCCGTCAGAGCATGTGATAGAGGATGGGGCAGGTAATAAAGTAGTCTCCTGCCCTACAGAGCAGGAGGCAAGGGAGTATATTAAAGAAGTGTTGGAGGGGGAGGCTGTGCTTTCCTCTCCCATAAATGGAGGAATAGAGATTGAAGATTAAAAGAGGCGACATTATCATAGCGGATTTGGGGCAGCATGAAACATCTATCCAGTCGGGAATCCGGCCTTGTGTTGTCATGAGCAATGACATGGCAAATAAGCACAGCCCGGTTATTACGGTTGTGCCGCTTACGTCAAAGATACAGAAAAAACAGTACCTGCCAACCCATGTATTTTTGAATGGGTACAGGAATACCGGGCTGGACCGCCACAGTCTTGCCCTCTGTGAACAGATTACTTCCGTTGCCTTTTCAGACATTCTGGAAGTGGCAGGCAGGGTAAGTGAAAGAAAAATGGCAGAGATCGGCCATGCCGTTAAGGTGCAGTGTGGGTTAGCGGCATGAGGCAGGCAGCAGTGGATATATCAAAGAGCATGGGGAGAAGCCGGGATAAGGTTTCTCCTTTTTGACTGAAAGGGGAACAAGATGGTGTCGGTAGAAGAACTGGAAAAAATGGCAAACATCCCAATCAGCGAGGTTGACCGGAATGGCATTGCCGAGTTTGGCAGTATCAGGATAGACGAGGGGAAAACGGTGGAAGAAAGGACATTATCGCTGATTGAGCAGTCTGGCAATCCATATTTCCGCAAAAACGGAAACCATGTGGTAAAAATATCCTTTGCCAATAACGGGCAGTCTTTTCAGGATAATTTTCTTTCAGTTCTGGATGGAAAAGCGTAAGATGTTATGCCACAGGCAGTCTGGAGTTTTGCAAAAAAAGCCAGGAGTTTTGCAATTTAGGGTTTTGCAAAAAAAGCCAAATTGCTGTGGAAATTTTATGTCGGGGATGGTATAATGATGTCAATAAGGACAAATCTGATTTTATACAAAAACATACCATTCCTCTTGGATTTGGGGCTTCTAACTTAGAAAATCAAAAGGAGTGGTAAGTAATGAACAAAGCAAGACGTATTTATAAAGCTGCCATCTACGTTAGGTTATCTAAGGAGGATGGCGCTGCCAAAGATGCGAAAAAAGCAGAGAGCAACAGTATCTCAAATCAGAAATCTCTGATTTTGAATTTCCTGAAGGACAAAGAAGATATTGAAGTGGTATCGGTGCGGGAAGATGACGGGTATTCCGGTGCGACGTTTGAGCGTCCGGCATTCCAGTTAATGATGCAGGATATACAGAATGGTCTCGTTGACTGTATTGTGGTTAAGGATTTATCCCGTTTCGGCAGAGAGTATATTGACGCCGGAAGGTATATTGAAAGGCTGTTCCCAGCTATGGGGGTGCGGTTTATCGCCATCAATGACAACTATGACAGCGCAGACAGCAGCAGGCAGTCAGATGAGATTGTCATACCCTTTAAGAACCTCATTAACGATGCTTATTGCCGGGACATATCCATTAAAATACGTAGTCACCTGGAAGTGAAACGGCAGAATGGGGAGTTTGTCGGCAACTATTGTGTCTACGGCTACCGTAAATCGGAAGAAAACCACAACAGGCTGGAGCCAGATGAGTATGCCGGGCATGTGGTACAGGATATGTTCCAGTGGGTTAAGAATGGCATGAGTCTGGATGCCGTCAGCAAAAAGTTAAATGCTCTCGGCGTGCTTTCCCCGATGGAATATAAGTTAAGCAACGGGGAGAATTACAAGTGCAGCTTTAAGAAAAAGGAAACCTGTGAATGGACGCCAACCGCTGTCCGCAGGATTGTAACAAATCCCATCTATACCGGTATGCTGGTACAGGGCAGGGTAACAACGCCGAATCATAAGGTAAAGACACAGATACAAAAAGAAGCTGACGAGTGGGCAGTAGTGGAAAATAACCATGAAGCATTGGTAAGGCAGAGGGATTTTGATATTGTCCAGAGGCTTCTTGCCATAGATATGAGAACCTCACCGGGGCAGGATTCCATCTATACAATGTCAGGGATTGCCGTATGTGCAGACTGTGGAGCATTGATGACAAGAAAGGTGTCTACGGTTTCCGGCAAAAAGTATGTGTATTACCTGTGTTCCAACCACAAAAAATTTAAGCGCTGCACTTCCCACCGCATCCGGGAGGATGTACTGGAGGAAACGGTGCTATCTACGCTTAAAGAGCTGATCGGGCAGCTTCTGGATGCGGATGAAGTCATACGGCAGGCAGGGGAAATGCAGAACAAAAGAATAGACATCCAGAAGATGGAGGAACGGATACAGGCAAACGAGGAAGAAATCAACCGTTATAACCGTATGCTGGTATCGCTCTATGAAGATTACAAGGAAGGTATTGTGGATAAAAAGGATTTCCGGTTGATTAAGGAGAACTTTGAGCAGAAGAAAACCATTGCAGAACAGGCAATCCGCAATATTGAAAAAGAGGCGGAAACAGCGGCACAGGAGAGGGACAGTGACCGTTCATGGATTGAGGAATACCGGGAGAACAGAAATATTTCCTCCCTTACCCGAAGCCTGGTAGTGAATCTGATAAGAGAGGTCAGGGTGCATGAAAAGGGGAATCTTGAGGTTGTGCTGGACTGTGACGATAAATTCCATTCCATGCTGGAACAGGCGGCAAGGATAAAGGAAGTCGAGAGGGCGGAAAGGATGGCGGTGTAAATGGCAAGGAAATCAAGGGTACAGCAGCCGGCGCCGGTCCGGTCTGCCGGGAAAAGCGACAGGAAAGTATATAAGACAGCCCTCTATGCAAGGTTATCCGCAGAGCGTGAAGATACAAGGGAGAGGGGAACGATACAAAATCAAATCCATTTTATCCGTCATTATGTGGAACAGCAGGAAGATATGGAAATTTATGATACCTATATGGATGACGATATTTCCGGCACGAGGTTTGACAGACCTGCCTTTGAACGCATGATGTCAGACATGAGGAATGGCAGGATAGATTGTATTGTAGTCAAGGACTTATCCCGGCTCGGCAGGGATTATATTGAAACCGGGAATCTGATTGAGCGTGTGTTTCCGATGTTTAAGGTCCGGTTTGTGGCAGTTAACGACCAGTTCGATTCCGCAAAGGGCGGGGCAGAAATGATAATGACGGTGACGAACATTGCCAATGCCCTGTATGCACAGGATATTTCCAAAAAGATTGCCACAGCAAAGGAAAACCAGATGAAACAGGGGATTCCCTGCGGTTTGGTTCCCTATGGATACCGGGTGGAACGGAATGCGGAGAATGAAAAACTTATGGTGCCGGATGAAGAACCGGCAGGGATTGTCAGAAGAATTTTTGAGGAAATCGCTGCCGGAAAGCCACAGACGGAAGTTGCGGAACTATTAAATAAAGAAAGAATACCGACGCCGTACCAGTACCGTATGAGAAAACATCCGGAAAAACTGGCAGAAAAGCCGCATTTAAGATGGCATCAGGATTCCATAGCAGCCATTTTGAAAAATGAGGTGTATCTGGGGAGATATGTATCAGGAAAGGACAGGGTGTGCCTGTACCGACATGAGAAACGCCATGCAGCAGGGAAAGAGCAGTGGAACGTGTTTGAA